CATAAAGGGGACGAATTACATAGATTAGTGCGTCTTTTTGCACGGTTAAGATACATAATTGGGTGTTAAATACAATTAAATGTATGTTTTTGATAGGTTAGGATACAAAAGCAGGGGAAAGGGAGGTCTTTCAACCCCCCAGTCCTGTTAATCTCTCTCAAGTAGCAGCTTGATGGCGTACAGTATGAATACAAACATGAGGTGGCTACTTACCAGCCACAAGATCCCTACATTACCAATGATGTATCTATCATTGATAAGTAGTAATCCGATGAGAGAGATAATGAGTAACATTACTGGTAGTATTCGTGCGTTCATGTTAACCTCCAAAGGTTAGGGAGGGACCGAAGCCCCTCCCCAGTTAAGTCAGAGTGGTGAGTCAGTGTTCTTCAGAGCATCAAGCTCTGCCCGCATCTCTGCAATTACAATATCTTTAGCAGCATTCTCCTTTGCCAGTGCAGCCTGAGCCTGTGACATCCCAGTGGCTATCGAGAAGTTACAGATCACGAAGTCCTGATCGTTACTCCACGCAACCAGATCAACGATTGTACCGTCAAGCTGTGTGAACGTACCGTAGCCAATCTTCCTTCCTTGGGTGGTCTTTCCCATGTTGTATTTAAGCTGACCATCACCCGGCTTCTGGACAAAGGGGGGCTTCTTTGTGGGAGCTAATGTAACCATAGTGTATTCTCCTAGTAGGTTAAGTATAAGAGGGAACGTAGCCCCTCAACGTAGTGGGGCGCAGTCCCTCGCTCTATCCACAGGCAAGGTCTCTCTGGGAACACGGTCCAGCGGTGTCTCGCTGGCCTTTCGCCCTTGAGCGGAAGGTATCTTTTAGGCTAGACAAACTCAGTCATATACATATTTATAATATACCCCCCACCAAAAACTGTGGGTCTTGTTTTATATATATATCACCCCTGAGACATATTTACCAAAAATACAAGGGTCAAAATAATTAAATTTTACAGGTGCCTATAGAGATCTTTATAACTTATTATCATTATCTTTCTTAATCTTACTAGATGTCTCTAAAAAGTATGTTATAATACTACATAGAATGATAGAGAATGATGAAGACTACTTAGTATCGCTTGTAAATCTTAATAGTTTACTAGCCACACAGGTTTTAGAAAATAGTAAAAATGATTTTCTGACCTTTGTGCGTTTAGTAGCCCCTACTCTTGTGTCTGATTGGCGTATGGGCAAACATATTGAAGTAATATCAAATAAATTAAAACAATTAGAATCTGGTGAAGTAAAAAGACTCATGGTCTTTCTGCCACCACGTTCTTCCAAGTCTGTGATATGTTCAAAGCTCTTCCCAGCATGGTATATTGGACGTAATCCTGAACATGAGATACTCACTGTCTCCCATAGTGATCAGTTATCCAGTGATTTCGGGCGTAGTGTCAGAGATATTGTAAATACAGAACAGTTCATGAACATCTTCAAGGGTGTCTCCCTTCGAAGTGATGTCCGGGCTGCTGGTAAATGGAAGACAAATCAGGGTGGTATGTATTATGCTGCTGGTGTTAGATCTCAGATTGCAGGGCGTGGCGCTCACGTAGCTATTCTTGACGATGTGATGTCTGAAGAGGATTCTTACTCTGAGGCGGGACGCCGTTACGTTAAAGAGTGGTATCCTGCTGGTTTACGCACACGTATTATGCCTAATGGTTCTATAGTTATTATTAATACTCGTTATCATTATGATGATTTATGTGGTTGGTTACTAAAACAACAGCAGGAGATGGATGAGTATGAGACAATCCCTTGGGAAGTTATTCGCATACCTGCATGGTTAGATGAAGAAGCAGCTGAATTACTTGATATGGAGCCGGGAGGAAGTTACTTTCCTGAATGGAAGTCGGATGAAATATTACAAATAGATGAGAATGAGATTAAGGCAAGCAATGGTAGTCGTTATTGGAACTCGTTGTATATGCAAGACCCTACCCCGGAAGAGGGTGGTTTAGTAAAAAAACAATGGTTACAGGAATGGACAGATGATGATCCTCCTGCCTGTGACTTTGTAATACAAACATATGATACTGCTTTCTCTACTAAAACTACGGCTGACTATAGTGTTATACAGACATGGGGTATCTTTTCCATGTTCCAGAAAGAAGATGATGGTTCTGAAGACTATGTTTCTAATCTGATTCTTCTGGGAAATGTAAGAGAAAGATTTGAGTATCCAGAGTTACGGCGTAAAGCACATGAACTTTATAATAGACACCATCCTGATATTTGTATTATAGAAAAGAAAGCAAGTGGACAGTCTCTGATACAGGATATGCGGAGGTCTGGTTTGCCTGTCCGGGAGTATATGCCTGACAGGGATAAGGTATCCAGAGTTTATTCTGCCAGTCCTTTGATAGAGGCTGGAAGACTGTGGATACCCAAGGGTAAGAAATGGGGAGATACTTTAATAGATGAGTTATTAAAGTTTCCTAATGCTGCACACGATGATCAGGTAGATGCTATGGTTATGGCTGTACATTACTTACGGGACTCATGGCACCTGTCACATCCTGAAGATCCTGAATGGGAAGATGAGCCAAAGAAAAAGAACTCAACTTATTGGAACTTCGCAGCATAAGTGTGTTATAATAGTGGCGGGATTAAAAGGGGAATATCATGGCAGGACTATCATCTTTATCTAAAAATATAAATATTAAGGGTCAACCCCATAGTTTAGCTTATATTAATAAAGCTGAAGCTGCTCTTCTTAAAGCTAGGGGTGGTTCTGGGAAACCTACAAAAGAAACAAATGGTATTCCATCTTATTATGACGCTGAAGGTTGGGGTGGACCAGATTATGGTGGACCCGGTGGCCCAGAGGGTAGTAGTGTAGGATCTGGGGGCGTGGCTGGTAGCGGCGCAGCGGAAGGTGATGTTGGTGATTGGGGAAGTATGACAGGCGGTCAAGACCTCGCTGATGCAGCAGCCGCAGCAGACGCAGCTGATAAAGGGGCGCTTCAAGATTTTTATGCTATGACCCCGGAAACGATTAGTCTAATGGAGCCGCAAGAGCAATATTATGATGAGTTTTTGAATATCAAGGAAGAAAAGAAGTCAAAGTTTCTCCCCAAACCGGATGCGTCAGCGTTAGGGCAAGATTATGTTCTTCAGGCTGCTATAACAAATCCTGAATATAAGAAAATGTATGACGATGCGATTAGAGGAGCTGCTAAAAGCATGACCTCTAATGAAATTCATGGCGTAATGGGGCAGGATGGTTATAGAGATGGAAGGGGTTATATTTCCCATTTGGAAAGAGGTGGTTTTGATAGAACACACGGTCTTGGTATTAGGGGCCAGAATGAGGTACAAGGGCCAGAAGGTATGACCAAGGACCAATACGATAATTATGTAGACTTATACATGGCTTTTGACGAGACTCGGGCGGGAAACTTAAGGATGGAATTGGATGCAGTTAAAAGAGATTCTCCAAAAACAGTTGGAAGTATTTTTGGAAAGTCAGGCGTTAATCCTTCCATCTATGGTTTAGATAAAGATATGAATGCAAATAAAGTTGCAGAGTACATGGACATGAAGGCACTTGAAGGCATCATACAGGGAATTCCAATGTTTGCAAGCATAGTTACTGGCAATGTTAGTCCGATGATGACGGGTAGTATATTAGCTCCGAACGCTTTTAGAGAAGTTATAAATGACGTAAAGTCGTGGTTTTCCGGTACAGCTCTAGAACCAACAGTTGAAGAGGTAGATGCTCTAGGAGTTGAGCTTAAAGAAAATGTAATGTCGGTTGTTCCAGAAAACATAGATATTGCAGCAAGAATTGGAGAACTTTTTGGTGTTCGAAATCAAGATTATTTTGATAAAGAAGGTTTTTATAATAGACCAGAGCCGACAGTTAAGTCTCTAATGACTGAAGAAGACAACGCCAAGTTTAATGAAGCAGGTTCAGTTATGTCTGCATATGAAGCTTTTCTAGAACCTCCAGCTGTTCCAGATCCCGTTGGACCGCCATTAGATTTAACTGTAGGATTAAGAGGTTCACCAAGTGCAGTACCAGCAGTATCAGAAGCAGATCGGGCTGTAGAAAGAGCAGATTTACCTATGTCTGATGCTAAATTAGCAGAACTTATGGCTATGATAGATAATCCTAGTATAGCTCCTCCTGATACATTAACAGCTACAGATAGAGCTGTTGAAAGCACACGACTAGCAGGTTCCTCTAATAATGTTGTTAATACTGAAACATTAAATTATATTGTAGACAGTCTCCAAAGAAGAGGAACTCCAGCGTCAGACATACAAAAAGTAGTTAATGCTAGATCTGAGAAAGAGCTTACAGAAGTGCTAAATAGGCTTGATAAAATAGAACAAGACAGATATCAAGCAGGTAGGGTTAAAACTAATAGGCGTTCAGAGGAAGTGGAAAAGGCGAGAGTAGGAGTTAATTAATGGCAATAGAACAAAATCCTTTTGAGGCGTTGGGTAATAATACAGATAATGTAGTAAACCTTCCAAGTGCTGAACAACAGACTTCCATGGGAGCGACCTTTGAGGTTGATCCCACTGATGGTGGTGTTATGGTAGACTTTTCTCAAGAAATTGAGATGTCTCCTGATAAAGAAATTGAAGAGTGGTACGCTAATCTTGCAGAGGATGTCGAAGAAGATGTTCTTAGAGAGATTGGTAATGATGTTATAGATAATTTTACAGCTGACAAAGATTCTCGTGCTGAGTGGGAGTCTATGTTTGAACGGGGCTTTGATCTACTTGGTTTAAAAGTAGAAGAAGGTACTGATCCTTTTCAAGGAGCCTGTACTGCTGTACACCCTCTTTTAATAGAATCTGCTGTTAAGTTCCAAGCAAAGGCAACAGCCGAACTCTTTCCTTCCAGTGGTCCTGTCAAAGCTAATATTCTAGGACAAGGTAATCCTGAAAGAGAACAGCAGGCTAACCGTGTTCAAAACTTTATGAACTACCAGCTTACGGAACAGATGCCTGAATACTTTGATGAGTTTGAAAGGATGCTGTTTCACCTCCCGTTAATTGGTTCTGCCTTTAAAAAGGTTTATTATAGTTCAGTTCTCAAACGACCTGTTTCAGAATTCATACCTATTGATCAGTTTTATATTTCTTATTTTGCTTCAGATTTACGGGGCGCTGAGAGAGCGACCCATATAATCTATAAAAGCCCGGTAGAGTTTCAAAAAGATATACTTGCTGATGTTTATAGAGATTTAGATATTGCTTCTCCCTCGCAGTTTAATGTTTCAACATTTACTGAGAAGATGGATAATATTTTGGGACTGACTCCCAGCTACGATACTGATCCTCAGTATGTTCTGCTGGAACAACATTGTTATTTAACTCTGGAAGATGATGATGAAGCACTTCCATATATTGTTACGGTTGAAGAAAAAAGCCGACAAGTATTAAGTATTCGTAGAAATTACAAACAGGACGACCCAACGAAAGTAAAACAAAATCATTTTGTACATTACAAGTTCGTTCCGGGCTTTGGTTTCTACGGGTTAGGTCTTATTCACTTCCTTGGTAATTTGACTATGACTGCCACTGCCGCAATGAGATCTTTAATAGACGCAGGGCAATTTGCAAATTTACCGGGAGGGTTTAAGGCTAAAGGCGTAAGGATGGTTGGTGATAATGCGCCAATCGCCCCCGGTGAGTTCAAGGAGGTTGAGGCAATTGGAGTAGATTTGTCAAAGGCTATTGTTCCCCTTCCCTATAAAGAGCCTTCCCAAACCCTATTCCAGATGTTGAATTTTGTAACTACTGCTGGACAGAAGTTTGCGGACAGTACGGAACAGGTTATTTCCGATGCTGCCTCCTATGGACCCGTTGGGACTACAATGGCACTTCTTGAGGCCAGTAGTAAGTTCTTCTCCGCTATTCATAAACGTCTACATAAATCTCAGAAAGATGAATTCAGGATTCTTGCTCGCATTGATTATGATTATCTTCCTGAAGAATATCCTTATGATGTTCCTTATGAAAGTCGTAGTATCTTTAAGAAGGACTTTGATGGTCGTATAGATATTATTCCTGTCAGTGATCCTAATATTCCAAGTAATGCTCATCGTATGATGCTAGCAAATATGGCATTACAGATGGCACAGCAGTCTCCTCCCGGCATGTTTAATCTGGAAGCATTAAACCGTACTATTCTACATGCAG